TACGGCCTCGTCCAATTTGACTATGCCCTGACGGACGGGCAGATAGCATCGCTCCGCACCTACCTTGCAGCAAAGCAGGGCCGGGTGCTGTGACCCTGCCCATCTGGGGCCTTGCCCTATCCCACCTCTGCGCTCTGGGTGTCGGCGTCGCCATCGGCGCATGGCTCATCGGCACCGCCCAGCAGGGCGAGTGACCTCCTTCCGTACCTGAAACCTCCCACCTGATACAGGGCTACCCCCACATGGATGCCTCCACCCTCCAGCGCGCCCTCGCGGCGCGCGGGCTCTACCCCCATGACGAGATCGACGGCGACCTGGGCCCGAAGTCTGAGGCGGCCATCTCGGCGCTGATCGCGGCCAACCTCACCCGCATCCCGGTCTTCTCGGCCACCTGGTCACCCGAGCGGTGCCGCATGGCCGCGGAGCAGATCATCCTGAAGGATGACGGTTTCGACCCTGGCACCGTCGACGGGCTGACGGGACCGCGCACCGAGGCGGCGCAGAAGGCATGGGCCGCGCGCGCGAGCAAGGCCAATGGCGCTCAGGCGAAGGGCGCGAGCGATGCCGGCGCCGCTCGTCCCGAGCCGGTGAGCGGCGGCGGCCTCGCGCTCGCCATCAAGGCCGGCCGCCTCTACCGGGGCGGCAAGCCGGTCCAGTTCATCGCCACCCCGAACATGTCGGGCGCCCTGAAGCCCGAGGGAATCATCCTCCACGACACCGCCGGCCCTTCCCTCTCCTCGGCAACGGGCTGGCTCTCCCAGTCCGAGGCCAAGGCCTCCGCGCATGTGGTGGTCGACCTCGACGGGACCATCGTGCAGATGGTGCCCTTCGATCGCGTGGCATGGCACGCAGGCCCGTCCTCCTACAAGGGGCGGCCGAACTGCAATTCCTTCACGGTCGGGATCGAGATCGTGAACCCCGGCGCGCTCTCCGCGGCGGGCAAGGCGTGGTTCCACAAGACCGGGCAGGCGGGCTACTCCGGCATCGTCCACAAGGCCACCAAGGCGCACGGCGACGGCTGGTGGCTGCCCTACACGCCCGAGCAGATCGAGGCCGTGACGGCGCTCTGCAAGGCGCTGGCGGCGGCCTACCCGTCCATCTCGTTCATCTCCACCCATTGGGAGATCTCGCCGGGCCGCAAGGTGGACACCAACCCGCTGTTCCCCCTGGGGCAGGTGCGGGGTGAGGTGCTCGGCGAGCTGGTGGCGGGCGCCTGAAAACCGGACAAAAACCCGGACAGAGACACCACTACGGAGTGCGCCAACCCATGACTGCGCAAGCCCAAACCCCAGGTGCAAAAGCGGACAAAAAGCCGGACGCCAAACCCCGGAAGCTTCGGGCGCGAATGGCCAAGTCTGCGCGCACCCTCCGCACCGTCCGCCGCTCCAAGACCCTGGTGGCCATCCTGGTGGCCGGCACCTTCAAGGCCGTCGCCTGGCTCACCGACTGGCTCCCCCAGCTGTGGGATGTGATCGTGTGGGCCGTCGGTGCCCTCCCCGATGTGGCCGGCGAGGTGAAGACCACCCTCGTCACCACGGAGGAGGTGGCCAAGTGGTTCAAGATCGACTGGGGTGCCGTCTCCCTTTGGGTGACGGGTGTGCTGCTCGCGGTCGTGTTCCTGCGCCACCTCGCGGACAAGCAGGAACTGGAGGAGAAGCGGGCGGCAGAGGAGACGGCCGGCACTTGATGTGGCGCGCTCGGCAGGAGTCGAACCTGCGGCCTCCCGGTTCGGAACCGGATGCTCTATCCTCTGAGCTACGAGCGCAACCCATCAACTTGCGCAAGTGCGCAAACTGATCGGAATGCTTGCAAAGGCGGTGGTGCCAACGGGGCGGATTTGAACCCCCGACCTGCCGCTTACAAGGCGGCTGCTCTACCAACTGAGCTACGTTGGCATTCTGGTCGGGGTGAGAGGATTTGAACCTCCGACCTGCTGGTCCCAAACCAGCCGCTCCACCAAGCTGAGCTACACCCCGATTAACGCACGAAACAGCGAGCCCGGTCCTTCACCGGGTCGGTCGTGTCGTTGTCCGTGGGGTGGGTCGAAGCATCATGCAGATCATCTACACCCGCTCATGAGACGGAGCAACCCCCATGCTGTTGAAAGCCCTCACCTGGGTCGCCCCAGGCGGCCCCATCCTGTCGGCCATCGGCACGTTCTTCGGAGCGATCGTCACCTTCTTCGCCACCATCCTCAAATGGGCGCTGGAGGGCTTCGCCAAGATGCTGGCCAACCCCGCCACCTTCGTGACTGCAGGCTGCCTGTGCCTCATCTGCTTCGCCGGCGGCATGCGGCTCGGGATGAAGTGGGACGCCCACCTTGTGAAGGCGGCCGCCAAGAAGCTGGAGACGGTCACGACAGAGCGGGACAAGGCGCTCGCCGACGTGGCGCGCGCGATCGCGGAAATCGGAAAGTGGAAGGAACGATTCGATGACGAGGAGCAGCGCGCCGCTGGCGCCGTCAAGGCACGCGAGAAGGCCGAGGCCGACGTTGCCAAGGCCATGGGCGAGGCTCGCGCTGCTCGCGGCGCTCTCGACCGCTACAAGCGCCTGCGCCACGTCCCAGGCGTATCAGGTGCCGGAGGGTCCGGATCCAAGAAAGCTGAAGAGCCCGGCCTGTTCGCAAGCCTTCAAGCCCTATTCGGGGGCGGTCAGTAAGGTGAAGCCGGCAGAGGCGCGGGTGTTCATCGCCGGACACAACGCGGCCTACGCGGCGTTCTGCGGCGGAATGAAATGAGAAAAGGGCGGGTCCGGATCGGCACCGGTCCCGCCCCCTCTCTCTGGCCGGTGACGCGCCCCGCACGCGTTTCAGCCGAGATGAACCTTGGTAGCACCGGCTTGCAGCTGATGCTTCATCGCCCGCGAGCGGCCGCTGCGCAGCCACTGCCGCTCCAAGGAGCGTAGCGCGGTCTTGATCCGGCCGCGCACGCTGACGATCTGCTTGTGATGCGCGCTATCGTGAACGATGACGCCATCCGGCAGGTCGGAGACCTCGCGTCCGGAGTAGCGCTTGTCGATGTACGAGAAGGCCACCGAGCCGGTGGAGGCGAGGAAGGCCCACACCATGCTGTGCTCATCATGGTTCACGTGGCTGTTGTCGATGCGCCATTGCCATGCGGTGGCGAAGGCACGCGCGCCCGGCGTCGGGCGGAATACCACCACGCGGGAGGAGCACTCTGCCGCAATCCAGTGGCGCCACTCAGCATCGCGTCCGCGGCGCCAGCGGCGGTCGCGGCGCCCCGGCACATTCTGGGCGATGATGGTGATGCCGACATCGCCCGCGATATCCGCCACCGGCGCGATATCCCCACGGACGATGCAGTCCACATCCATGAGCACCAGCGTCTTGCCTGGGTAGGCGTCCATCGCCTCCAAGACCACCGACGGCTTACGCAGGGTGTTCCACCCACCGCCGTCGAGCTTGGGCTTAGCGTAGAGGTGGTGGGGGATCCCGTAGTGATCGAGGTTCCCGGCGAAGGTCTCCGCCAGGGGGCGATAGTCTGGGGTGAACCAGCCGATCGCGAGCCAGTCCCCTGCAGGGGTAAGGCCCTTGATGTCGGCGGGTGGAACCGTGGCCAGCACGCGGCCGTACTCCTGGGTGTCCATCATTTGCAATCCTGGCTTGGGTCGCTGGGTGGAGGGCCGGGCGGCGGAGCGGGCCACGGTTGCGGGCCGGGCGGCGTCGGCGGCGGCTTGTCCTCGGCGTGGCCGCTCATAGGGCGCGTTCCCCCATACGGAGGTCGCGCAGTATGCCGGGCGGCGGCAGGCGATTGGGCGGGGACTCGGCCATATCCGCCAATTGGCGGCACATGGCGGCGAAGCGCTTGCGGACGAAAGGCGGCAGGTCGTCGATCTCCTTCTGCGTCAGCACATGCATCAGCGCAAAGGCTTTTCGGGCAGGTTGCATGGGATTTGGCTCTCCTCTGGACTTTCGAGGCAGCATCGTGCACGATACGTTTAGCATCGTCAATAACCAGAATGAGGCCGTTGGATTGAGGAAGGGGGGCGCGGGCACTACCGACCGGGTCATGCTGACCCCGGCTCAGTTGCGTGCGGCTCGTGCTCTCCTTGGGTGGTCTCAGGAGGAGTTGGCGACGCGTTGTGCCGGCTCCGGCACGTCGGCGACGATCAAGAGGTTCGAGACCGGCAAGTCCGATCCGAAGCAGTCCACGCTGATCGCGTGGCGTCGTGCGCTGTCGAAGGGCGGCGTCGTCTTCATCGACGGTGACGACAAGACAGGGCCTGGGGTGAGGCTGAGGGAGCCGCAGCGATGACCGACAAGCCGACGAAACCAGAAACCGACCAGGATCGCATCGACCGTGCCTACATCCTGGGGCAGCGGTCTGTATGGCTGAACCTTCTCAGGCAAGCGCTGCCAGAGCTCAATGCCGAAACCCGCTCTCAATTGTCGTGGGTTTCAGAGCGCGAGCAGGCCATCGCCGCACTGCGTCGGGTCTGCGAGGAGCACGGCGACAACGACTGGGACGAGAGCCTGCATCTGGCCGATATCATCGACAAGCACCTTGGCCGGCACTTGGGCGAAGGCGGGCCGGCATCATCGACAAGCAACTGGTCCGGTACTTGGACGAAGGCTGAGGGATGACGGCCCCGCGTTGCCGCATGGCGTCGCCCGCTTGATCGCATCCCACTGCCGAGGCGTCGCAATGGCCATCTGTCCATTGAGCACCAGTACGTCCGTCGGCTCCCGGTAGTACCAGACATAGCCCGGCGGATGCGCCCGCTTCCATGCCCGCCGCGTTCCCTTCCGCCCAACGCGCTTGGACGGCACGCGGCCCGGCCGCGTCCACGGGCCTCGCACGTCGCGGGGTGTGCGCGCCTGCTCCTGGGCGTCCTTGATCACGCACTGCATGCCGCCGAAGCTGGGGCTCGGGGCGAAGGACCACGGGTCCTGCATCAGCGAGAAGGACACGTCGCCATCGCTCTCCTGGAAGCGGCCAAAGGCCGTGCCGGCCGCAGCGGCTGCCGCCATCACCTTCTCAAGGGTCAACGACTCATCCGACCTGGGGTTGGCCACGGCGTCTGAGAAGATCGACGCAGCCGGGAAGAAGGCGTCCAGCAACATCCGGTCCATGCGTGCCGCGATCGAGCGGCGAACGGCATCGGTGATTGGATCGTCAGCCATCGGCTCTCACTTTCCTCGCTCGCGTGCCTCTGCGTTCCCACCGCGTTCCTTACCACCATCCGCCCCGAGAAGCCCCACCCCATGGCTATCACCAATGGCAAAACCCACGACTTCAGCGAGTCCGAGCTTGCAGCAGCCCTGGACCAGTACAGGCGCCGGCTCGCAGCCCTCCCCGAGCGCGCCCGCGCTGCTGGGGGTAGCCTTGGAGCTCGCCAGGCTGGCGCTCGTCATCCTGCAGGCACAGCTGACCGAGGCGGCGCAGGAGCGCACGCGCGAGCGGGAGTGGCGGGAGCGGGCATGGATGCACGCCACTGGCGCCACCCCTCCCCAGCCGGGGCCGGGGGGAACAGCGGCGGCAGCGCACGGAACCGAGACCCGCACATCTTCTGGAGCCACGATGATGAAGCGGTCGGAGGCATGGAGCACGGTGGCCTTCTACATCAAGGAGGCGCTCGCCTGGAGCGCCGCTCTCAGCAAGGCGGCGCCGGCGTTCACCTGGGCGTGGCGCATCTGTGGCGTGGGCTGGCTCGGGTGGCTCGGCAATCAGGCGGTACGGTGGCTCGGCCTGTGGTGAGGGTCTGGCGCCTGACATCGCCATACGACTGGGGAGCGGCCGCCATCGTGGTCGGCGGCTCGCTTGCGGGGGCCTGGTATCTGGCGTTGTGAGGGGCGGTTCCAGAGTATACAAACCCGCCCGATGTATCGGGATTGTTCACGGCGATTCCGGCTTTCCTGGTATACATATTCTCTCTGATATACAGTAGCTTAGCTGAATGGCGCCAAACTTCTAAGTTGAGGGTCGCAGGTTCGAATCCTGCCGGGGACGCCAATTTTATCAAGGACTTACGCGTCCGGACCCTCTTCAAATCCCGCCGCGTATACAAGGGCGTCTACAAACCCCGCCTCTACTTGTTCGCGCTCCGTGCCTCGGTTTCCACCGGCGCAGCGGCCGGCGCCGAGCCTGCCCGCTCCCACTTCAGGATGGCCGCTCGCGCGAGCTGGCGCTGGTTGACCTTCTCTGCGTAGTGCTCGACCATCTGCATGCTCTGCCCGGTGATGGCGGCGACCTCTGCCGTGGTGCACCCTGCCTCCAGGAGCATCACGACCGCGCTCTTACGCAGCCCGTGGAACACCAGCCGGTGGGTGCGGAACGGGCCGAAGATGCGCCGGCCCATCTCCGTCTGCCAGGAGGCCCGGAAGCCGTCCTGCGTCCATTCGGCGCCGCGGCTGTTCACGAGCAGGTGACTGGAGACCCGCGGCACCTCCCACTTCTTGCTCCACTCCTTGAGCGTTTCGCGCATCTCGTCTTGTATAGACCGTAGGTCTCGGTGCAGCGGGATCCAGAGCGGCTTGTTCGTCTTGGCCTGCTTGACGCGGATCTCGCCGTCGCGCACGTCCGCCTTGCGCATGTTGAGCACGTCGCCTTGCCGTTGCCCGGTGTAGAGCGCATGCGCCGCCACCCACCACAGGTGGGGCTCGCCGTGCTTCTTGTAGTGCTCGATTGCCCGCATCGGCCAGGGCAGATAGCCCTCGCCATCCTCGAACTTCGGGACGTGCTGGCAGGGATTGTCCGGCCGCCACCCACGGGGGATCGACCATTTCACCAGAGCCGACAGCGCCCGCAGGAGGTTGTTGGCGGCGCCGGGCCGGTTCGCATAGGCATCGAGCGCCTTCTCGCGCAGCTCCGGCGCGGCCGGCGGGATATCCGCGAAGGCATCGCGGAGCGCCATGACGTGCTTGGGCTCGACGCTCTTCACAAGCAGCCCACCCCAGGCCTTGTTGATGGTCTTGTGGTGGCGGCCCCACTCCACCCGCGTCCCCTCGCTGAGCTTGGCCCATTCCGCGCTTTTCTCGCGCGCTGCGATCAGCGCGCCGAATGTCTCCGCCTTGGGCGCCGGTGCGGGCTGGCCGGCTGCTTCCCGGTAGGCCGCCCACCATTCCTCGTTGGGGGTGCCGTCGGGCTTGTACGGCATGCCGGGAAGGGGAACCCGCTTGCCGGCCCGCTTGGTGCCGCGCCACGGGTGATAGGCGAAATACTCCTTCCCCCTGGGCTTGGTGACGTGCACGTGCTTGGGCAATGGCGCTTTAGGCATGCGAGGACGCGACACGGGCTACCCCCTGGAGGAATGGGTCTTCCTCCTTTGAGGGTAGCGCAGCGCCGGCTCCATTGGCAGGGGGCTGGTTTGAGGCGGGCCACCCGCGGATGAAGGCCTCCACGTCCTGCCACCACCAGCGCTTCAAAGCGCCGATCTCGATAGGCTTAGGCAGGTAGCCCTTATCCACGTAGTCGTCCACGGTGGAGCGCGAGCAGTCGAGCAGGTAGGCCAAGGTCTCTGCCGAGACCAAGGCCGGGGTGTAGGGCCGCTCGATTTCGCGCTTGCGGGTCATGACCGGTTCGGATCACCGGTATGTTCGGAGCTGACCCATTCGCCGGTAGCAACGGGCAACTCGGCACACCATTGCGCCGCGAACCCGAAGAGCCGCCGCTCGCGGATAGCCTTGGCAATCTGCTCAAGTAGATCGGCCGTGTCTTCTTCGGCGGGAAGATACGTCACCGTGTCGATTGTGAAATCGACAGGATGTGGCTCCGAGTTGCCAGGATTCTCCTTGGCCTGGAACGCCAAGCCAATCGTAACGATCATGAAGTCGTCGGGTTGAGGTTCATCGCGCTGGCCTGGAGCGGTGAGAACGGCTGCCATCGATCTGCTCCTCCCTCTCACCAGTAGGCTTCGGGGTTGCGCCAATCCGGGAAGAGCTGATTCAGGAACGCCTCACATGCCGCCCTCTGCTGGTCGCTATCGGCCCAGGAGCGCGTGGTGATCCACGGCTGCTCATTCACCCGCGCGCCGGTGGCGGTATCGACCACGACGTATCGGTTTTGTGCGGTCTCCCACTTCTGGCTCCGCCACTCCTCCGGTCCGCGGTTTTCCGAGTCGACGCGGTAGCGTGTCAGGAGGTGGCCATCCGCCCGACGGTCGTAGAAGGCGGCCTTGTAGAAGACGCTGGCGCGCTTGCGTCCATGTTCGTCCAGGATGTCGCTGTGCATGGAGTGGCCGGTCGCCTCCATGCGCCAGCCGGCCGGCGGGGTCACGGCGATGAAGATGTCGTCGATGGGCTCGCCTATCTTGAAGCCGAGACGCTCAAGCACCTCGGCCGGAAAGCTCTCGTCACCCCAGCCCCACCGCCGCGGAATGCGGTCGAAGTTGGAGACGAGGCTCTGTTGGCCAGCCGCCTCTTGAGCTTCGATCCCGCCAGGGGTGGAGGCAATCCGTGCATTCTCAATGTCGCCTTTGAGGGCGGCTCCGAGTGCGGCGGGGTTGCTGAGGTTGATCTTGTCGCTCGGCATTGTCGTCTACTCCTTCATGCGCTTGGGTTTGTGGCGGCCGCCAGTCCAAGCAGCTTCACGCGCCGGCCGCAGGCGAACACCGCCAAGCGACCGATCCAGATGTGCTTGGTGGCGTCCCAGTAGGCGTTCGCGCGGCACTCCAACTCCTGGCTGGACCAGTGGGAGCGGTCGACCCGCACCCGGTCTTGCGCCTCGATGCGCGCCACGGCCGCCGCACGGTCCGCGGCTTCGCGCTTCTCGCGGTCGGCCAGAAGCGGGTGCTCGCGGCCGGCCGGGAACATCTGGATGATGTTGGCGTCGCGGATGATCTCCGCTTCCTCCCCGGCGCCCATGGCGAGCGCCATGGCGGTCAACTGGTCGAGAGCGGGCGTCTTAGTGTGGTAGACGCAGAAGCTGGCGAGCATGGCGCCGTCGCGGGTCACGGCGTTGACATCGAGCACGCCATGGCCCTGGCTGGTGATGCTCGTCTGCAGCTTCACGGCAAGATCGAAGGCGGCGCCCGGGATGCGGATGCTTTCACCGTGGACGAAGGCGCGGACCTGGGCGTCGGGAAGGACGGCGGAGGCGACGCGCAGCGAGCGCCTGATGACGGCGCGCTCAAGGTGCACGCGCTTCCTCGTGGCGGCAGTCTTGTCCGCAGTTTTTCTGTGGGCGGCGAGAAACTGGCGCATGGCCTCGCGGCGCGCCTGCTCGCGCTGTTCCGCCAAATCGAGCGCGTAGAGGCAAAAGCGGTCGGACAGGCCTGTGGCGCCCTCGACGCGGTCAAGAATCCGGCTGGCTCTTGCGCGCCGCGGCTCGCTTTCCTCCTGGGCCTTGACCTGGCGAGCGATGAACGAGGGTGCGTGGAGCCGTCGTAGTGTACGCTTGAACGGCTCTCCGGTGCGGCGGATGCGCGGGGGACGCAGCCACGCCTTCTGGCAACCACCGATGATCGAGTCCTCGAAAGCCCACCGCGCATAGACCCAGGCGAGGTTCTCCAGATCGCGGCGCAGCCATTGCAGCGAGCTGAACGCCAAGCCGTTTTGCACTTCCATCGGCAGAGCCGGTAGCGCCGCCTCCACCAATTCCATGAGTTTCAGGCCGAGGCCGCGCCGACGTACGTAGCCCGACGGCTCGTGCTCATCGCCCACATTGGGGTTGCCAATGACATCGAAGATCGGCTGGCGGGGCAGAAACAGGTTGAGCGCGATGTAGGAGCCCTCGTCAATCTCGTCATCGGCCAAGATGTTGTCGACCACGTAGCGCACGTCCGGCGGCAGCGGGTAAGGCTGCCGGCATGCGGCAATGGTGTCCTCCGCGCTTTCCTGCAGCGGCGCGTCGAGCGGCATGTGCCTTACTCCTCGTGCGCCGGTGGTTGTTGGCGCAAGGCCTCGACCTGAGGCGAAATGTTCATGATCACCCCGCGCTCAGGCCGCGGTGCGCGGCCGGCGAGAATCTGCTCCAGGAGCCACAGAGCCTCGGACTGCCGCCTAGGCAGTTCGGCGGCCGGGACCGGGTCGCGCCACTGCACCAGCAGACCGGACCTCGTGCGCGTATCCTCGACGCGGCAGATCAAGCCGACGGCGCCAGCTCGCGCGCGGTGCGCCACGTAGCGGTCCGCGAGAGCCACGTCGTCGAACACAAGCGCCGTATTGCCGGGCGCAGCGTCGATCGCAGCGAATGTTCCGGTCTCGTCCATATCTAGCCTCCCCGCCTCGGCTGGACTGCGACGCTGTGGCCGCTCGCGACCTCCTTGGCGGTCCTCGCCCGCTTGGCTCCCGCGATCCTTTCCGGCGCTGGGGCCTGCACAGCCTCTCCCTTCCCCTCGAGCACGAACTTGGAGAAGTCGGCATCGGGGATCGAGAGCGCGCGGTGCTCGCGGGCTTTGGCAGGCTCGGTGAGTTTCTCCTGCTTGGGGAGCCTGCCGCGCTGCCCCGCCTTGCGCTGGGGCACGGTGTAGAAGGTGACGCCAGCCGCCATCTTGCGCTCGATGAGCTCCTGCATGGCGTCGTCCTGGTCGGGCTCCCACGTGATCGTGGTATCCCCGCGCTCGTTGAGGATTGTCATGCTTCGCGAGTAGGCCTCGGACGTGCTCACGCATTCCCTCCCTTGCCCTCATAGGTCTCGATTTCCTCGCGCGTGGTAAGACGGATCACGCGCACGCGTTGGCCAGAGGCCAGGGCGATCTTGCGCGCTTCAGCCTTTACCCAGGCCAAGCGGCCTTCATCTGCCGCGATGAGCGGCACCATCATCGGTCCGCCGGCAAGCATGACGGTTGTCGCGCACGCGCCCTCGTTGCCGTCCTCGTCGACCGAGACGGCGAGCCACACCGCATCGATGCGGAGCAGGTGGTTGGGCGGGTTGATGAGGATGTGGGTCATCCCTTCCGTCTCGCTTTCTCCCGGCGCTGCCACGGCGACGTGACTCCAGCCTCCGCCGCAATCCTGGCGATGGTGTCATCCGACACCGCCCCAAAACGGCGCGAGCGCTTCAGGTCCGCGATGGTGACGCCGGAGGCGATCGCCGCGACGATGCTCTTCCTCTGCCGCTCGGTGAGCCCTGCGGCGGTGGGGCGGCGGTCTTCGCTCATGTACCCACCCGGTCGAATTTCTCCGCGATCTGCTTGGGGACAGCCACCACGGCGAGGTCGTGGCGCCCGCCCTTGTGCTGGATGATGCGGATGTCGTCCCGGAAGACCCACATCCACGCTTCGTCGACTTCTCCCGTGGTGGGGTTGGGCGCCTTGTCCCGACCGTTCCAGAGCACCAACTTGCGGCTCTTGGGATTGTCGGCCATGCGTAAGTAGCAGGACACCTTCACCATGCCCTCGTCCTTGCCGCCGCCGGCGGTCGCGGCTTCGGGCTCACGCGCGGGCCGCTCAGGCCGCTGCCGCGGTGGGCCGCTCCTCTCCCCGAATGGGTGGCGCGGTGTCTCGCGCTCGCGCGTGCGGGGCTCGTCGTCCCGATCCTGCCATTGGCGCCTGCGGTTCTTGTCGCGGCGCTCGTCTCGATAGCGGCTCACGGCTTGGCTCCTGTTTCCTTCCTCTCAATGCACGCCGGGCAGGTGTCCCGGAATGTCAGGCTGCACCCCTTGAGGCTCGACTCCGGTGCGCCGAGCCCGAGAAGGTAGGCGCGCACTTTCTCGCTCTGGTCGACGGGTTTGAGCTTGGCGAGGTTCGCCGGCTTGCCGTCGTGCTGGCCGATGCCGCAACCGTCGCATACGGTGATTTCGCGACCGGCTGGGTCGGTGTAGGTGGTCATTGCGGGATCTCCCACCGTTGCAGCCGCAGCAGCCATTGCTTCGCCGCCTCCAGCTTCCGCTGGCGCCGGTATCGCCGTAGGGCGGCGATGGCGCGCAGCGTGGCTGCCAGGGCTGCGAGGGTGAGGAGGGCCGCCGACGCGGCGATCAAGGCGGCGTCGATCATGGCGTGCTTAGTCATCGCAGCTGCGATGGCGGCCTCGATCTTTCCGCTGTCGATGATCTTGCCGAGCGCGGTGGCTACGGCTGTTGAAATGTCCGTCATGCAAACTCCTCCCGGTTGGTGCCCGGCTCAGGGCGGATAGTGGGCATCTCGTCCCAGGCGCGGCCGTCCAGGAGGCGGCCGGCGCGGGCCTTGCCGACGCAATCCAGCATGTCCGGCAGCAGTCCCGGGCCTCGGCCGGCCCAGTAGGTGGTCTCGCCGACGCGTCGCCTTTCAGATGATGCGACGACCGTCATTTTCCGGAGGCCGGTCTCCGGGTCGGGGACCGGGTGCGTGCTTGTGGGCGCCCATGCCCCCCATTGCTTGAAGAAGAATGCCACCCCGGCAGCGACGCACTGGTCTCGGAGTTTGCGCGCCCAATCTGGGTGCATTGGTCTCGCGGCTGGTCCGCTCTCGCCACCGACGATTACCCAGTCGAGTTTGCCGACTTCATCGGCAAGAGAAATGCGCTCGCACTTGGGACAGACCACGTCCGCGTCATCCCAACCACGCGATAGCGGCCAATGCTCGGTGCTGCCGGTATAGCCGCAATACTCGCAGACTGCGTTGTAGAAGCGATCCCGTGCCATGTACTGGCGCAGGTCGATCGGTCCCAACAGCGGCTCGGCGCTGATGAACCTCACCGCCGCCGGCGTGGCGAGCAGGTGGGGGATGCGCTCGTCGGCCTCCTGCTGGCGCTCGCAGGAGACGCCTAGCCACCAACCCTTGGGCGGGAAATTGTGGTCCGCGAAGACGCACTCGCCAACGGTCTCGCCTGCGATCGCGCTCTTGCCGTCGCGCGTGACGAAGCCTTGACCGTCCGGCTTGAAGCGAGACCAGTAGCCGCGCATGCGCTCCGAGCGCTTGGTGAGGATTTGGTAGGTGTGCTGCCTCGCACCGAGCATCGCGTTGTGGACGCGGTCGATGAAGCTATCCGGCACGTCCTTGTGGTACAGATCCCCATGCGATGGCACGAAGATCCTTCGGGGCTCGCGCCAGCGGCGCGGCCAGTCGAGCCGATCCTCCCGTAGTACCACATTGCCGGTGAAGCGCAGGACGCGCTTGCCGGCGGCGTTGGTGTGCACCTCGGTCAGACCCTGAAGTGGCGCGCTGATCTTGGCGTTCGGGTTGCCGGCCAACCGGTGCAGGAGCGGTACGGCGTAGCAGTTGGCGCAGCCGGGCGAGACTGGGTCGCAGCCCTGGACGATGGGCCACGTCGAGTCGGTCCACTCGATGCCGGTCTTGTCGCTCACTGCCGCCTCCATGCAAATGGCGAAAACTCCCCCGGCCCAGCGGGCCTCCGCATCAAAGCCTACCCCGCGTGAGCAGGTCCGCCGGGCCGGGGGTGCATTCCCTGTCAGACCTTTAGGCCGAGGCCTGCAGGGTGCTCAGGATTTGTGGGCGCATGGCGCGGTCGATGGGCCGGATGGCCGCGCGGGCGGCGGCGAGCGCCTTCTTGCCCTCGTCGGTGAGCTTCACGACGTAGGCGCGGGCGTCCTGCTTGTTGCGCTGGCGCTGGAGGAGCCCCTTGCGGACGAGGCGCCGGACGATGTCCGCCAGGGTGGAGCGGTCGATGCCGGTGAGGGCGACAAGATCCGTCTGGCTCGATGAGGCGTGGTTTTTGACCGCGTCCAGGATCTGCACCTGCGCGCGAGTCAGGTCGGCTCCGATGGGCTGGAGCGCCTCGTCAACCTTGGCGCTGTACTCCTGCAGCTGCTGCCACATAAGGGCACCGAAGAACGGCGCCTCCCGGCTTGTGTCGGTTGCAGTCGTCATGGGGTTGTTTCTCCTCTGAGCATGGCGGCGATCTCCCGAAGGGTCTCGCGGGCCAGTTTCGATTTGGGATCGTTGCGGCCTGTGAAGTGGAGCTCGACCTCGTCGAGCTTGCGCTCGATGGCGCCGAGCTCGGCGTAGGTGAGGACGCGGGCGGTCATGGCCGCCTTCTCGGCGGCGGGCGCCTCCGCCGCGTCGGCGTCTTGGGGCTCGGCGAGGCGCACGCCCGTTGCCTGCGGTCTGTCAGTCAATGGGGCCTCCCCTCGCGCGCTCCGTCCTCGAAAGCCCGGTCACGGAGGCGAAAGCGGATGACCGCGCGGGGGCAATCCGGCCGCGGCGGCGGCACCGGCAGGAGCCAGCCCGCGCCGCGTGACGGTGCGCGGGCGTGCTCTGTGCCGTTCGCCTGGCTGGACGTGATGTGTGCGTCATCCATGAGTGCTTTCCCCTCCGTGTGGTCCGCCGGCTGTGTCGTGCGCCCCCGCGCATTCCTTGAGGGCGAGCGCTACTTGCCTTTGCCCTTGCTTTCGTGCGGGCTCGTCTGGCCAGGCGGCTTGCCCGTACCCGAGCCGCCCTTGCCGGCCTTGCTGCCCAGCAACTTGGCGTTGGCGTCGACTTTCGTGTCGCCGGCTCCCTTGCTGCTCATGGTCAATCTCCTTTGGTTACAGTCGCGGCAGAAACGTTGGCGCCGTCGCGCACCGCGCGCCCCCTGGTGCAGTCGCTGTCGATGAGCAGCAGCATCAGGGCGATGCCGGCGATGACGCCGAGGGCGGTGCGAACGAACGTCACGGTTGGGTAGTATCCTGGGAGGCCTCTGGGCTGGCGACGGCTGCCCAGGCGGACTTGATCGGCGCAGGGATGCCGAAGGCAGCGATGGCGATGCCGTAGCTCACGATCCAGCCGGCGAGCAGGGCGGCGAGGAGCCCGCGTAGAAAAGCGTTCTCGCGCACGATGCGGCCGGCATCGGTCGGGTTGAGATAGGGGCTGTTGAGGAGCGGCTCCGACAGGGCCGTGAGGCGCTGCATCGGGCTGCCAGGATCCCGCGCGGGCGGGTGCTGGCGGTGCAGCGTGGTGCCGCGCTCGAACAGATGCGGCGGCCACCATGATTCGGGAAAGCGGGTGGGGTCTGGGTGGCGGTCCATGGCGGCATCCCTCCGTGTGCTTGGTCTCATGAGCGGCGAGCCTCCCAGTGCTTGCGATAGGCGAGCCAGCGTGGACGGAACCACCACGTTGCTGCGGCGCCCAGCACGCCCAGGAAGAGCGGCGACCAGGTGGTGATGCCGGCAACACGCAGGGTTTCTCCGACGGCGACCGCCGCACAGGTCATCATCACGATGAAGAGGATGAGCAGGCTGTTGGGTCTCACGAGCGGCGCGCCTCCAGGCGCTCCGCCTGATCCCGCGCCGACAGCATGCGGATGCCCTCAAGCTGGAAGCGCGTAAGCACGGCGCGCATGTTGTCGACGCTCTTTTCCCTGTCCTTGTCAGAGGACTGGCGCCACAGAGCATCGGAGAGGTGGTGCGGGTCGATCCCGCAGGCGTCGATGATGACCGCCCGCTCGCGGCGGGAACCGAAGCGCTCCACGAACATATGGTGCTCGCGGCAGAGCGGGATGGTTCGGCGGTCTGTCGCCTTGAGGCCGATGCCACGCTCGGTCGCGGCGGCGCCGGACTTGAGGTGGTGCGCGTCGATAATGACGGACGGCGCCGTGGCGCAGCAGATCGTGCACTGCAGCTGGCGGATATTCTCCAGGTGGGTCTTGGACATGCCGGCCCGGCGGTCGCGGGCGCGCTCCGGGCGCGGGGCGTCGAGCTTGGCGTAGGGGTTGCGGAATCTGCCGTAGATGTGCACGTCGCTCACCTGGAAGGCCTTGATGGTCTTGAAAGCCATGGCTACGCACTCCTCCACAAACGCGGGACGCTACCGGATGCTGACTGACTGAGCCCCGCCCGATGGGCTACGCGGGCGAGGCTGGAGCCCGGCCCAACGCTGGGCCGGGCTCCATCGGGCTACTCATTCCGCCGCGACCAGAAACTGGTGCGCATCCTGGAACGCTCCCATTGGGTCGTAAGCGGTCTTCAACGCGCGGAACTGCATCTCGACCTCCTCAAGGAAGAGGGCCGCCTGCTCCTCCATCTCCGCGATGTACTCAGGGTCACGCTCGATCCTGCGCACCACGAGCTGCATCGAGGCAGGGAAGTCGGGCTGATAGCTCGTGAAGTCCGACCACACGCGTTGGCGGCCGGCGCAGGCCATCTCCCACTGGCACTGCATTACGTATTCCGGAGGGACCGCGCCCCCCATAAGCAGCGCGATGTGGGCTTTCTCCTGCGGGCACTTGAACTGCACCATGCCTTCTTCGCCGACGAGCCCGTCCGGCGAAGCATGCGCGCCGGCGATCGCCGGGTGCCGGATGGGGTCGCATTCCTCCACGTCGTTGTCGGTGCGGAAGGCATAGGCGCGGCGGGCTTCCGGCTCGCGCTCGATGCCCTGCTGCATGGGACGCGATACCCACGTCTGAACCGGCTTGCCGGTCAGGCGCTCGATGAGCAGCCGCGTCGCCACATCGGCGCGCGTGGAGGACCAAGCGCCCCTCTGGGTGCGCCCGAGCGCGGCTGCGATGTCGGACCCCCCCAGGGAGCCACAGCGAAACGCGTGCCACTCAGGGCTGTGAGGGATGATGGTGACGGCCATGCTCAGGCCCTCCCATTCGAGCGAGCACCCAGCGCCCGTTGGGCGTTGGTTGGCGGCTGCGTGGCGGCGGTCACGCCGCCAGCAAGGGATTTGCTGCCCTTGGCCGCCAGCGCCGCCACAGCCTTGTCGAAGTGGACGGCCGGGATCGCCTCGATGGAGGCAATCCCGAAGAACTCACAGAAGCGGCGCAGGTCCGCCTTCACGGCGGCGGCGAGCGTCTTGATGCGCTCGACCTGCTCGGCGGTGATCATGCCGCCGGTAGCCTTGCCGACGGCGTTGCCGTCGTCGTCGGCGGAACTGTCGATGGCAAGGTTGAAGGCAAGCTTGAGTAGATAGCGCTGCCCGTAGCTCATGCCGCTCCCGACGGCGTGGGTGCGGCTCATGACGTTGCCGCCCTTCGGCCCCTTGCCGTCCGTCGGCATGTCCACCTGATAGCGCTTGGTGTGGCCCGCGGCGGAAACGTCCAGAAGCATGCGGACGTGCTCCGGGGGAGCATCCGGAGAGGTGTTGAAGCTCAGAGCAAAGCCAAGCTCAGTGTAAATCGGCCGGATGGCCCGATCGACCTTGGCGAGCGAGGCGTACTTGCTCTTGGTCTCCGGGTTGCGGGCGTCGGCGTTGATCGGCTCCATGCGCTTCTGCGCTTCGGCCATCAACTCGTTGAACGCGCGCTCCCGCGACTCCGCCTCCATGCGCGTGCGCATGGAGAGGATGCGCTCCAGCTTGTCGATATCTGCGGCCGGATCGCAAGCGACGCGCTCGATCAGCGCGAGCACGGGGTCGCCGATAATCGTGCCGATCCGAGTAGGGCCGGCCTGGGCGGCGGCGGGAGCAGAGGCGATGGCCATGCGCTTTCCACGCCCTCGCGAGGGCGTGATAGCGACAACGCTTGCGGCGTCATCGCCATTCAGGGTAGTGGCGGCTTCAGTCGTCATGGTGGTCTATCTCCATCATGGTGATGATGGCCCGGCCGGCGTGTTCGAGACGCTGCGTCGGGCCGTTTCGTTTGCGCCGCCCCACATCAAGGAGGCGGCGCGGCGGTTACGCGGTTACGCAAACGAAAATGCCCGGTCCCCTGCCCATGCGACGGGGGAGTGCGCGCATGTGCAATGCTGGAGACCGGGCAGGCGGGGCGTCGCAGGGGGCAGCGCAACAAACGGGGAAAGCTGCGGCTGGCGACACCCGAACGGGGAAAGACAGAGGCCGGCAGGTCAACGGCCTCCTGGCACGCGGGGCACATCCAGACTTTGAGCGCCTCGTTCCAGACCAGTGCCCCGCTGCACTTGGCGCACGCCACGAACCCGATGCGGGCGAGAGGGCGGCGCGCCGCATCACGGGCGGCGTCGGCGGGAGGCGGTACAGCCTGGATCAGCGCGAACATCGGATGTGCCCCGGTGAAACTCGGTGGCCGGCCCGCAGGGTGGGCTGAGGACTTGCCTGCCCAACACCGCATTCCGCAGGTGCGGGCATGCGGAGCGAAGCGAAGGACAGGTCCCTGCGGGCCGGTGATGTGGAAGATATTTCCACCATCAGAGCACGTCAACAGGAAAATGGATGTTTTTTCCATTTTCCTGGATCAGCTTGTCGGCACTCGCATAAATCGCAGGCTTGGCTGCGGCGTGAGCATGCCACGTTCCGCGGATCGAAGCCGCGGATCGAGGCCGCGGATCGAGGCCCCCTACCGACGGGCCGGCAGCATCCGCGAGGTCACGTGGGTGATCGGCCCGATGATGCGCACGTTCGCGGCCTGGAGCTGGTGGCGGCCGTAGTGCAACTCGTCGCCGTGGACGAGGGCGATGTCGGCTGGCGCACCGTCGCGGTAGCGCTCGACCACATACTTGGCGAGTACGGGCTTCTCATGCCCCTTGATCAACGCGATGACATAGTAGCCGGGGACCGGCTCCAGCCCTGGGTCGCAGATCAACAGCGCGCCCTTGGCGATTTCAGGCGCATTGGCATCATCCGGGGCGATCGTGTAAAAAGCCCCCTCGCTTACGTCTTCCTCTGGTGGGACTGGCATTGAACTCTTTACCCGTGCCGTCCGAGCGCCATTAGGTGACGTAGTCAGCATCCCAATCTCCCCCCATTGGATTTTCGGAATGCGGCGCATGGACAATGGCTCTTCGTTTAGTCGTTCGGGGACCTCGGCCTGGCTCGCCTGAGAGCTTGCCGCTGTGCCGTACATGAGCATGGCCGGAGTCCAGTCGACTGCGCGTGCAAGCGCTTCGATGGTCCGGTTGCTCGGCGGACGCTTAACGCGGCCCTGGACATACTTGTAGACCCGGCTGACGGGGAGTCCCGCGCGTCGCGCGAACTCCGCCACGGTCCAGCCCCTTTCCTCGATCCGACGCCCAAGACGTGTGTGCCATTCTTCCATGCGCCGCACTCTACCAGCACGGTCAAGCCACTATAGTGGAAAAAGTCGGCTTGAAAAATGGATAAATCTTCCATACACTGCTTCGCCATGACGGTTCACCAAGTGCCGGCGCCAAAACTCTCGTCGATCCAGGAGATCGTGCGTGCTTGCGGGGGCGCCTCGCGAGTGGCTCACGCTTCGCGGGGTTCAGGCCGGGAGATCACGAGGGATGCAGTCTTCAAGTGGTATCGCAACGGCATCCCCGAGATTCACTGGCCTCTGGTGCAGTCGCTGCTGCCAGACCTGACCGTCGAGGCGATCCACATCGCCAATCGGTGCACGTCGCGCCATGGCGGGATGTCCCAGGCGTTGCAGGCGCACAACGCGGGGGATGTTGCTGCGTAGGGCCGGCCCAGGGGCGTGGGGTGGGGATCAGTCGCATCCGTCCGCACGATGCGTCTCCTCTCTCTGTTTGCTGACTTTGTTGCCGTCTTGCGTCAGTCAATCTCAGATCATCGCGTTTCCCGTGATGATCTTGTCACACGCAACGTAGGCATGGACAGGTAGGCAGTGCAACCCCAGGAGATGCAGAGCGTACATGCCACAGCGCCAGCGGGCGCATTGCCTGCTCGTGGCATGGCGCACCGGGAGCGTCCGTCAGCGCTGCGTCGCCGGGTGCGTCTGGTCACGCCAGCGGTGGCTCAAGCACTTGTCGAGTCAGCCATAAGCCGGGCCACCGGGCACGGAGCATCAACCGTAGGCTCGATGCGCAGCATGAGCGTCTTCGCCCACTCTGCAGGACGCCGCGGCTTGTTGCGGCAGGACAACAACCGGCACAGAAAAAGTGCCGGACCGATCGGCAAATTCGATGTCTCGGCGGCAGCGCCGGGAGCCAAGGATCGCAAACCCACCTCCCGCGCCCGGTTCTGGCCGAGCCGCGCGGGCGGGTGCGAGAGCGGCCTTGGCTCTCCGCCCTGGTGCTGCGTTGTCGGCGTCAGTCTCAGTTCTGCGGGGTGGAGCAGCCCGGTAGCTCGCCAGCCTCATAAGCTGGAGGTCGTTGGTTCGAATCCAACCCCCGCAACCAGATTTTGTGACGTGGCGTCCCGTAGTCTGTGGTTCGGTGTGCGGTGCGTGATGTGTGCAAAGTCGCGTCCGAGTTCGGCCGGCGTCTCGCGGGGTCGCGTGGAAGCCGCGACGGCGTTTCACGTGAAACGCCGGCCGGTACCAGTTTTCCCAGTGTCTGGGGTTTGATCGTCAGGCGCGGCGGCGTCTGCTTCGCGTGGTGACCCACACGTGAAGATAGGGGCGCGGGCGCCCAGGCACTGGCTGGCCACCGCAGGTACGCGTGGTGGGTCAGGACACCTCCTACGCCCGCGTTCCCGCCCGCTTGGACTGCATCTGGTGCCGCATGGAGAGGGGGTTCGATGTCGCTCATTGATTCAGTCCGCAGCGCCATCCGTGGCACTCCCAAGCGCACACCGGCCTCTCCCCCCATCTCCCAGGTGATCGAGGCCATCCGGCTCGACACCGCCATAGACCACGCCCTGGACGCAATTGAGGCGGCCCCGGCGGCGCGCCAAAGCGCAACCGACTCCCATCCGACTCCGCTCCAGTGCGACTCCGGATCCGCGCCGACTCCGCCTCGGCGCCGCGCGGGGTCGAAATCGCCGGCACGGAGGCGGGCTGCTGCCGTGCCAAGCCGGCGCGAGCAGCTGATCGTCGGGGAGGCCGCAAGCCCACGCGCGCACGCGGCAGAGCTGCTCGCGCTCCTGTTCCGTGACGGCTGCCGTCCAGGCGACCGGATCACCTCCAGGACCATGCAGGAGGAGTATGCCCGTCTCTGCATCGATCGGGGATGGGTGCACATCACCTGGGGAAGCGCGCGCGGTGTCGGTTGCGCGCTGCGCAAGCTGTGCGGCGGCGACAAGCCCTACTCCAACTTCGGTTCGAGTGGGCACCACATCGGCGAGAAGGGGGCGGAGCAGACCTTCACCCGCAAGCGCGTCTACGTGCTCCCCCACCCGCAGGATGTGCCCGGCCTCGGAGGCGGGCCATCCGCCTCGAATGTCACCCCGTTTCCTGTGTCTACAACCCGGCGCAAGACGAGGGCCGCCTGAGATGTCGCATCCCATCGATCCCAAGCGCTACCCCCGTGCCTACATGCTGCGAGCCCGCCGGGAGCAGGCGGAGGCCACCATCCGCGCGCCCGTGGCGGCGGCACTGATGCGCACCCGCGTACAGCTCGTTGAGACCGAGCGGGCACTGAAGGCGTTGGAGGCGGTGATCGGCTCCAAGATCGGAGGCCGCGTTGTCGAGAAGATCAGCCATGCCATGGCGCAGCCGGTGCGCGGGAAACTCCTGGAAGCGTTGGCCAAGGCCCATCGAGCGGCGGGCAGCGGCGTCGGCACCTTCGTGCAGATTGAGATTCACTCCAACGAGCTGAAGTGGCTCGACCCGGACTCCCTTGAGCGGCGTGTTTTGGAGGAGTGGCGGGAACAATCAGCGGGCAACCTGCGCGCCGTCGTCGGCGTCGACGGGTGCGAGGCGATCACCGGGGGTGTTGTGGTCCTGCAGGTGGATATTCCCGACATGCGCTACCGGGAACACATCCCGCGCAGCGACCTGGTCGAGCGGGGTGCGGCATGACCCGCGAGCAAGCCACCGCCGAGATGATCGACGGCTTCGTCGGCACCTTCCCCGCCCCACCCGCAGGCGCTCCGCACATCGATCGCGTCCAGTGGGAGCGCAGGGTAGCCCGCAGCGTGGCCCAATCGCAGGAGAAGGGCGGCCCGCCGATCAAGGCCCTGGAGCGCCGGTACGGCAAGCCGGGCTTGGAGCTCGCCGAGATCGCCAAGCGGCACGGCGTGAACATCGAGAGCCCGCCCAAAGGGGCAGCAAAGCAGAGCGTGCAGAGGGAGCGTAGGGCAGCATGAGCGCAAAACGGTACGCCTACATGGATTTGGCGCACCCCATCACACAGGGGCACCTGTGCGAGGAGCTGCCGGACGGCAGCGTGCAGGTGACGACCACGTGCGGAAACTCAAAGGCCTCCATCGTGCTCCCGGCCGCTGACGCGGACGAGTACGCCGCGTGGTTCATAGCTCGGCGCGACCGGAAGCTGGCGAGGCAGGAGGCCGTCGCAAGGGCCGAGGGCCGCATCGTGGTGATGCCGCTCCCCTTCAGACGGGGAGGCAACGGCGGGCGGCCGGCGCCGGCCTTCATCACCGACCGGGATCCGGGCGACGAGGACACCCCACGCGACGCGCCCATGCTCACGGGCAAGGAGGGCATCGCCTGATGGCATCGGCAACCCAACGCACGCGCAAGGCCGCGGCACGGCGCGAGCGCAACCGCTTGAAGCGCTACGCCGGCGCGGTGGCCAGCCTCCGCCTCGTCCGTAGCGCGCGCATGAGGGCCAAGCGCGAGGTACACGAGGCCTACCTCGACCAGGTCACGCTCGACCATGAGCAAGGCCTGGAGCACGGGCGTATCGCGCGGGCTCGCTACCGCGAGGCCTGCGCGTCCATGTCGCCGGCACCCGCCAGCAAACGCGTGCGTCGACAGGAGCCGAGACCGGCGGAGAGCTACCGGGGAGCGCACCAGAACGCGGCGCGTAAACAACGGCGCGCCCTCGTTCTCAAGGAGGGCCGGCTTGGCGCGGGCCTGACGCGGCGGCAGGCCGACCGGATGCGGGACCGCATCCGCCGCACCGTCGACAGCCTGGATGGGCAAGGCGCCAACTGGCGGGTGTCTGCGTAGGCGTTGAGACTACCTAACTTCACCTTCCCTCACATCTACTCACGAATTGGGGAGCACAGCACATGCAGACGTTCGAGGAGTTCCTGAAGGAGGCAATCGCCAAGAACGGCGAGGTGCGCCTGGTGCCGCGGCAGTACACCAGCGACAGCCCGGTGATCTTCTATGCCCACGTCAACGGCAAGGACAGCAACACGGTCGATTTCGCCGTGGTCGGCAACGCGCTGACGCCGGTGGTCGATGAGCGTGGCGGCGTCATCACGAACGTGATGCCTCCCGCCGCGGACGCCTGAAATGCGGAAGGCTCCGGAGTTGGCGCTCCAGAGCCTTCGATGATGGGTTTGGGTTTTGGGTCTGACGCACCTTGGCGGGTGCGTTGAGTGGGTCGCGTAACTGTTCGAGTACCGAGCGATGGTCAGGAACAAGTGGGCGTACCCGCTGACGGGCTGATGTCTAGCACACCTTGATTCGGGTGTGCAAGGCCGGTGTCCGCAGCGGTGGGTGGGAACGCACAACCGCAGGGGAAGGCCCGGCCGTGGCCAAGAAGCACACATTCGTTTGGGACGGCCGTGGCGAGCGCGGCGAGGATGCAAGGTTTTCGATCATGGCCGGACGAACGGCGACCGACCTGAGATTGACGCTGGTGCATTTCCGCGTCCTGTCTCACCTTGGCCGCTTCAACCACAAGAAGGGCTGGTGCCGGCTCTCCCAGGCGGGGCTCGCCGAGATGTTCGGCGTGGGCCGGCAGGCGATCAACGCCGCGGTGCGCGAGCTGGTCGACTGGCACTACATCGAGAAGCAATCGCAGGCCGAAAGCGGCGAGAGCTTCTGCCTCTACCGCATCGTGATCGACCGCGACGAGGAGGGGGGAGTGTCGTGTACAGGCGACACCCCCCCAGGGGGGGGAGTGTCGTCTACAGGCGACACCCCCCAGGGGGGGGAGTGTCGTGTACAGGCGACACCAGTGTCCGCTGTAGGCGACACCCGTGTCGCCCTGGAGGCGACACCCCCTCAGAGCCCGGTAAAGACTACACGCGCGCGTATCGATCATATCGATCATGTCGACCCTCGCCCCCCTACCCCCCAAGCGCGCAAGCGCGCTCGGGGGGAGAGAGGGAGGGACAACTTAAATTCTCCTCAAGAGGTCGGGCACCTCCTCGCTTCTCTGCGCACCAAGGCCGAGTGGGCCGCAGCGGTGGCGCACCTGATCGAGCCCGTGCTCCGGCAGCGCCAGATCGACGCGCCCGATCCGGCCTACGTCATCGCCGAGATTGCGAAGTGGGCGGCCGAGGCGGCGCTCCCCGAGACGTTGCTTCGAGCCGCGGCGCATCGCCTGCTCGAGGCGCGCAAGGTCACGGTCCGCAGCGAGCACTTCGTGGAAGCGGTCCGCGCGGTGCAGGGCAGCATCGGCGTCGCATTGACCGTCGACAGGCCTGGAGCTGCCGCCGTGGAGCCGGACGGGCTCACCACGATCTCAGTACGCAAGCACCCCGGAGCCTTCGCGGCATGGCTCGCCCACTACCGGGAGCGCAAGGACCGCAAGGTGGAGTTGATGGAGCGGCACGGCTTTGTGCGGGTGCCGACCATGCACCCACCCACCCATCAGGCAACGGAGGTCCGCCCATGACCCCCCGCGAGATCGCCATCGCCCGCGCCTTCCGCAACGTGTCCTTCCCGCCGGCGACGGCCGCCAAGCGCTTCGCCCGCAACATGATCGCCCACATGGAGCACGCCCCGCAGGTGCCTCTCACGGCGAAGCAGGCCGCCTACATGGCCAAGATCGCCCACCGGTTCCGCCGGCAGATGCCGGCCCACCTCGCCCACCCCATCGTGGACGACGGCTCGGAGGCCGCGGCCGAGGGACATGAGAGGGCCGGTGCCAAGCCGATCGAGCGGCCGCTGTCGGCGCGGGACGTGGCCAAGCTGGCGCAGGAGGCGCGCCGCAAGGCCGAGGCCGCGCAACGGGCCGCCGTCCAGGCGGCTGAGACCAACGCCAGACCGGAGCTGCCCCTGTGATCGCCAACCGCTTTACCCGCTGGCTTGCCCGGCGCCTCTACGCCAGCCTCATGTGCAACGTCGTCGCCAAGCGGCCGGCGGATTTCATCATCGGCGGGGCCGATACCCCCTACATGCACCGCTGGTACGTCATCCCCCGCAACCGGTGGCTCAACGTCTACCTGCACCACGTGGTCCGGGACGACGACGACCGCGCTTGCCATGATCATCCGTGGCAGAGCCTGTCCCTGATGCTGGCCGGCCTGCTGGGCGAAGTCTACGAGGTGGACGAGGACGGGCTCGGCGTGCCGGTGCAGCGTGTGCGCTTCCTGGCGCCAGGCGCGACCGTCTGGCGTAGGGCGAAATTCTCCCACCGGCTGTTCCTGTCCAAGGCCACTGCGGCCCCTGGAGAGGCCTGGACCCTGTTCATCACCGGCCCGCGCTTGCGGGAGTGGGGCTTCTGGTGCCCCGGCAAGCAGGCCGTGGGCTACGACGGCAATGGCGGCGTCGTGGCGGTGCCGACGGATCGGCGCTGGGTGCACTGGAAGGACTTCACGGCGGCGGGCACCACCGGCGACAGCGCCAAGATCGGGAGGGGGTGCGAGTGACCAAGTCCTCCAATCCCACCCCGCGCAACGCCCAGGTGTGGCGCGTGGAGTTCCGCGATCGCTTCACCTACCGGGTCATGGACTACGCCGAGCGCACCGGCCCGAGTTTCCCCAACGGGTTCCCCCGCTGGGGGTTCGTGGGGGCCAAGGGGCCCATGGGCCTGTTCACCGCCACCGAAGCCAAGAGGATCGCCACGGCCTGGAACAAGCCGGCAGGCACAAGGCATCGCACCGTCGCCAAGGCGGTGAAGGACGAGACGGCCGCGTCTGAGCAATCACCGCGGATGATGGCAGGGGAGACCGTATGAGCAAGACACAGACAAAGCGGTTGGGAGACCTCGTCATGGAGGACGCGCTGCGGCCCGTGTCTGAGCGCGACACGTTCCCTGCTGATGAACCGGCCGCCGTGCGCGTCGTGTCAGCACCCAAGCCGGACATGATCAATTCCCCTCCGCACTACATCACCGAGGCCGGCATCGAGGCCATCGACGTGATGGAGCGCTATGGCCTCGGCCTGCACCTGGGCACCGCCATGGCCTACCTGCTCCGGGCCGGCAAGAAGGGCGATCTGCTCGAGGACTTGCGCAAGGCGCGGTGGTGGATCAATCGCTGGATCGAGGCGCACCAGGACGGCCATTGGTGGGCGGAGACGATCCACCGCATCCGTCGTGCCATCCGCAAACTCACGTTTGAGCGCGGCGGGAAGCCCGAGCGCACGCCGCCTGGCGAGGAGTGGCAGTTGCCGCATGTGATCGTCGATGCCTTCAATCTCGCCGGGCCGCGGCGCCAGGCGGTGCTGCGCCTCCTGAACGGCGTGGCTGACGCCCCTGCCACGTCAGCAGCGGGGGCGCTCCACTGGCTGGAGCAGGCCATCGCCGAGGCGGAGGCGGAGCGCGCATGACCGTCGACGGCCGCCACAACGCCAAGCCCAACGCCTACGCGATCATGCAGATCGCAGCCCGGGAGGCCGGCCTCACCCTGTCGGAAATGCGCGGATCGGAGAAGACGCCGAGCGTCTCCCGCGTGCGCAACCTCGCCATGTACCTCGCCCGAAGGCAGGGCATTGCGGTCGGAGCGATTGCGGCCGTGCTCGACAAGCCCGATGGCGCGGTGCGCAAGGGCGCGCGCCGGGCCGAGGCCGCGCTGCGCGCCGGCGATCCGGACTTGGCGCGCCTTGCCGCCCATCTGCTGGAGCGGATCGAGGGGTGGCGGCCGGCATCGGCCATCTTGGTGCCACCGCCGGCGGCGGAAGCGCCGCCCAGGCGCAGCGTGACGCCGGCAGCGGGGCCGATGGTCTGCCGCTACCCATTCCCCGACAAGGCAGGGCGGGTGCGGGTCTCCTCCCTGGTACGGCCTACGCCGGCGGAGAAGTCGGCCAAGGTGCGGCATGCGCGGAGCTATACGCGGTCGGGGAGGGTGGGGCCGTGAGCTTGCGGTATCTCTCGGTGTGCAGCGGCATCGAAGCGGCCAGCGTTGCCTGGGAGCCGCTCGGCTGGACGCCTTCCGCGTTCGCGGAGATCGATCCGTTCGCCTCCGCCGTCCTCGCCCACCGCTTCCCCCATGTGCCGAACCTCGGCGACTTCACCAGGATCACCGCAGCCGATGTCGGCCCAATCGACCTTCTCGTTGGAGGCACCCCCTGCCAAGGCTTCTCCGTCGCCGGCAAGCGCCTCGGCCTGGATGACCCGCGTAGCAACCTGGCGCTCGACTTTTGTCGGCTTGCTCGGCGACTGCGCCCCCGGTGGGTGGTCTGGGAGAACGTCCCTGGCGTGCATTCCAACTGGTCCGGTGCGCCGGAGGATGAGGATCTCGCGCCCGGCGAATGCTGGGAAGGCGACGAGGACAGTGATTTCGGGGCATTCCTCGACACCCTGGAGGAGTGCGGGTATTCGGCATGCTGGCGTGTCCTGGACGCTCAATTCGTGCGAGTGGAATCGCACCCTTGGGCCGTCCCACAGCGACGGGAGCGTGTGTTCCTTGTCGGATATCTTGGAGACTGGCGACCACCTGCGGCGGTACTACTTGAGCCCGAAGGCCTGCGCGGGCATCCTCCGCCGCGCCGCCAAGCGGGACAAGCGGTTGCCGGCAGCCTTGGAGCAGGCTCTGAGCGCAGTGGCGGCAGGGTTGGCCGGCGGGAAGCCGCAGCCAACCATCTCGTCCCGGAGTACGCCAAGCCCCTCAGCGCAGCTAGAGGACGGGCAGCCGCCAACGCCGACGACCAGGAAACGTACATCCCGGAGATCACCGGCACCCTGAACCACAACGGCAAGGCGGCCGGCTCGGCGACACAGCAGGATGCCGAGATGGGCATGCTGGTCGCCTTCTCGTCCAAGGACTACGGCGCCGATTTCCAGGAGGACGTTGCGCCGACGCTCCGCGCGATGGGTCACGACGCCTCCCACGCCAACGCCGGAGGCCAGTTAGCCATCGCTTTCGGCGGCAACAACACGGCGGGTCCCGTCGACGTGGCGACAGCCTGCAGGGCCAAGGGCGGCACCGGTCATGGCGATTTCGAGAGCGAGACGTTCGTTGCGCACGCGATAGCCATCCCCTTCGACACCACGCAGATCACCTCCAAGGGCAATCGCTGCCAGCCTGTTGACGGTGGGCCGTGTCATCCGCTCGCTGCGCATGCGCATGCGCATGCGCCTGCGCTCGCGCACCACGCCCACGGCTGGGCTGTGCGCCGTCTCACGCCCCTCGAATGGGAGCGCCTCCAGGGCTTCCCGGACTCTTGGACCGACGTGCCCTACCGAGGACGGAAGGCGGCCGACGGACCGCGGTACAAGGCCCTCGGCAACAGCATGGCCGTCAACTGCATGACGTGGATCGGCGTCCGCATCGACCTGTTTGAGCAATTGAGGACCGCAGCATGACCCCGCACCCCATCACCCCCGCCGCCATCTGGCGTGCCCTGCTCCCCCTCCTCCTGGCCATCTGTCTCTACGTTCTGTTCGTCGGCGCCGTGATGCTGGGGGTACTCCCCAAGGCCCATGCCTATGACCAGGAGGCTTGGATTGCGGAGGCCCTGGGCAACGGCCGCCCCATCGTGGGCAGGCGCAAGGCATTGAGGCACTCCACCATCGAGCACATCCCCGTCACCAAGTACGTGACGGTGCGCAAGGTGCCGGAGCACTACGAGCGCGTCTACGCAGGCGGCGCCGGCGGCAAGCGCTGGGCACGTCGCGGCGGCTACGGCGGCAAGCACGTCGCCCCCTACCGCATCCCAGCCCCCGGCTGGGGCACCTACCACGCCGATTGGATCGAGGACGGCAAGGACCGCCGCTTGTGCCTGCAGGAGCAGATCCACGTCACCACCTCCGAATACAAGCGCAGCGACACGACCGCAGCAGAACGGGGCAAGGAGAACTGGCGCGGCACCGTGCGCTCCATCCTGGGCGAGCCCTGGACCAACTGGAATGAGGCGACCGACCGGATGGAGCAGTGCTGGCACTCCGGAACAGGCGAGCGGGTGATCGACAGCCACGTGCGATGCCGGGTGGCGGCCCGGCCGTGCTGGAGCATCGACAAGCAGGTGATCGACAAGAGGCCGGAGGGGGAGTGAGGCGCGCCCATGACTATGCTGTCACCCATGACGTTGGCGGAGGTTGCCTGCGTCGGCAAGGCGGCCTTCACAGCCCGCCGGGGGGCGGAGGTCGCGATCAAGCGCACGCTGAGGTCGCGCAAGCGCAGGCGGCGCAGGAGGTGGGCGGATGGAGAGCGCATGCAGCCCTACCGGTGCCCCGTGTGCCGGCTCTGGCATGTGGGGGACGAGGCAGTGCGAGGAAAACAGAAGGACTGAGGGACATGGGTCTTCACCTTGGCGCTCGTTCGTATCACCGCACCGCGGAGGAGCATGCGCGGTGGCTGCTTGACATCGAGCGGGAGCACTTTCTCCGCGTCAAGCAGGAGTTTGAAGCGGCGCAGTATTCGCTGCGTCGAGCCGAAGATCTCGTGCGCAGCTACGACAAGCAGGACATAACGCCGGCCGATGAGGCGGCGCCCGCCGCGGTGCTCGCGCTGCCGGCGCCTGGCAACGAGGGGATGCCATGAAGACCTGGGTCTTGATCTTTGCCATCTGGCTCACCGCCGAGAAGGGCGGTGTCGCCATCGACCACATCGAGTTCTCCTCCAGGGCCGCGTGCGAGGCGGCCGGCCGGGCGATGACGGCGGAGTGGAGCCGGGGCGGGTGGCGCGACTTGGCGCGGTGGGTGTGCGTGGAGGATGCGCCGAGCAGGGTGCCGGGCAAGGAGGGCAGATGACCACCGCCTATCCCCTGAAATGGCCCGACGGATGGAAGCGCACCGCCGCCAGTGACCGCAAGCGCGCGCAGTTCGGCGTGACCAAGACGACATCATCGCCCTACGGGAACAGCACCCGGAAGGCGCAGCTTTCGATTGCCGAGGGCTACAAGCGCGTGCGGGAGCAACTCGCCCGCATGGGCGTCGATGTGGCCAACGACATGGTGGTGAGCACGAACCTCAAGCTCAACATGTCGGGCCTACCGCGCGGCGACCAGGCTGAGCCCGGAGACTCCGGCGTCGCCGTCTTTTGGCAGAAGGCGAACGCGCCCATGCGGGTGATGGCGGTCGATACCTACTACCGGGTTGCCGACAACCTGGGCGCCATCGCTGCGACGCTGGAGGCCATGCGGGCGATCGAGCGGCACGGCGGCGCCGTCATCCTCGACCGTGCCTTCCAGGGCTTCGCCGCGCTGCCGGCGCCGACGGCCACCAAGGCGTGGTGGGAGGTGCTGGGCGTCGGCCGCACGGCATCCGCCGGCGAGATCGAGGCGGCGTGGAGGGCCCGGGCCAAGGCCGCACACCCTGACGTGGGCGGCTCGGCGGCAGCGATGGCGGAGATCAACGCGGCACATGATGCCGCGCTCAAGGAGAGGGTGGGACGATGAGCAACGCGACTGAGGCGATGCAAGCGGAGTGGTGCCCCGACGTGGTGATCTACCATGGACCGGGGTGCATGGACGGGTTTGCAGCGGCGTGGGCCTGCTGGCGGAAATGGGGCGACGACGGCGGCGAGAAGGCGCCCTACAAGACCGGCCCGGTCTACGTCCCCATGCAGTACGGCGGGGCACTCCCCGACATCGAGGGCAAGCGCGTGCTGATGGTGGACTACAGCCTGAAGCGTCCAGCCATGATCGAGGCGGCCAAGCTCGCCAAGTCCATCGTGGTGCTCGACCATCACAAGAGCGCGGAGAAGGAGTTCGGTAATCAGGAAGGCGCGCTAAGAGGCCACTGGCTCGACCAGGATGACTTTGGGCTCAGCCTTGTTTGTTGCTCCATGCCAACCATCGATTTGGTCGATTACTGGTTGTCGGCGGACCATCACGGTGATGACGTAGATCTGTCGACTCTGAGCTGGGTCCATAAGCTGTTCGTCGGCTTCGACATGTCCAAGTCCGGCGCCCGCCTGGCCTGGGAGTTCTGCCATCCCGGCGAGCCCATGCCCAGGCTGCTGGAGCACATCGAGGACCGGGACCTGTTCCGGCACGCGTTGCGGCTGACGGAGGAGATCTCCAAGGCGCTGCACTCCTACCCGGCGACGTTCCACGCCTTCGACAACTGGGTCATGGGCTCGGGTCTGGCCCGGCTAGAGCACGAGGGTATCCCCATCCTCCGCCACCACACCAAGCTGGTCGCCGAACTGTGCTCCAATGCCTACATGGAGGAGGTGGCAGGCCATACCGTCCCGGTCTTGAACTGCCCCGGACAGTACGCCTCCGACTGCGGGAACAAGCTCTTGGAGCTCCACCCCGATGCACCCTTTGCGGCAACGTGGGCGCGCAAGGGGAACGGGGTGGAGGCGTGGTCGCTCAGGTCCCGGAAGGGTGGCACCAACGTCGCCGAGATCGCGGCGACCCTTGGCGGGGGAGGGCACCCTGCGGCCGCGGGGTTCTCGCGGGTGGCGCCATGAACGCCCCGGAGACAGTCAACCCCGTATTCGGAACGCTGGTCATCGCCCAGTGGGGCGATGACTGGCGCCCAGCATGGTTGGATGAGCGGGCAGGCTGGGTGCGCATCGACACGGAGTCACGCGTGGAGGGTGTGCCGGGTCACTTCCCGCGACTGTCGTGGCGCCAACCGGAGCCACTCATGTGGCGGCCCATCGGTTTCAATTGTGCGGCCAGGCCAAACGGCAGCTTCCAGACGCCTGGGGGCGGTGATCCGCAGGAGTGCGACTGGCCCACATGCGGATGCGACGACTACGCCAATAGGGTGGTCGCGTCGTTGGAGGAGGCGGGGTTGCTCAAAGAGCCGGATATATCATGAACAAGCACCGCATCCGCAGCGCCAACCGCATCGTCACCGTCCTACTGGTGAGCTTGGGCTGCGCCATCGCCATCGAGCTGCTCAGCTTGGCAGCAGGCGCCGTGCTGCCGCTAGCTACCATGGAACGGTGGCAATTGAATTTCCTGGCGTTCGGCGTGTTTGTGGCGGGCCCAGCCCTCACGCTCGGGGTGGTCGTGCTGCTGGCGCCGCTGACGGCTCGCCGGCCAAGCCAGCCACTTGCTCCGCCGTTTCGGCTGGTCCCCGTGCCGCACGCGCGGCGCTGGCGTATGCCGAAGAAGGATGAAGACGGAGAGGTGATGCTCGATGAGGACTGGCGCTGGGCAGAATTGATAGAGGCCGCAGAGGAAATGGTGGGGGCTCCGCAGGCGACGCACGCCCGGCACCGGCTGGAACGGGCACTGGAGGGGATTGAGGGATGAGCAAGCGGAAACGGCCAGCCCCGACGCTCCGCCAAGACCCATCCAACAAGCCGGTTAGGCCCAAGAGGAAGTCATCGGCCGAGTCCTCGCGTGAGATCATGAAGGCGTTCGTAAAGCGCAACGCGGCGCTCATGAAGCGGCTGGCCAAGAGGTAGAGGGATCATGACCACCATCGCAATCGACAAGCACGGCACCATCGCCGCGGACGGGCTCTCGGTGATCGGCAACATGCGTCACCGAACGGATGTCAAGAAAATCGTGGTGCGCGAGGCTGCGGCCGCGACCCCGACCGCATCGGGCCGGCCGGCGCGTATTTTCGCAACGACTGGGCCTTTTGCCATGCAACGCGCGCTGATCGACTGGTTCGAGGCCGGGCACGAACCTAAGCATGTGCCGCCGGGCGCCACCGAGGTGTCCGGATGGACGCTGGTCGTTATCGACGAGAAGCAGGCGGTCTACATCACGTCGGATCTGCCCTACCCAACGCCGTTCCTGATTCCGCATGCCTTCGGGTCTGGCAGCGACTACGCCTACTCCCTTCTGAAGGATGGAGCCTCCGCCGAGCACGCCGTCAAGGTGGTGTCAGGCTTCGAGATCTACACGGGCGGTGAGATCCAGGTGGTGAACATCGCCGAGGTTCTGGCGCACAAGCCCAAAGCGGCCACGCCCGCACCGGTAAGGGAGGCTGCGGAATGAAAGCCCTCACTGTGTGGCAGCCCTGGGCGTCACTCATCGCCATCGGCGCCAAGCCCTACGAGTTCCGCTCCAAGCCCTACAAGTTCTACATCAACGCCCCCAAGCCTGGCGAGCGGATCGCCATCCACGCGGCCGCCCGCCTCGTGAAGCGAGGTGAGGTGGCGGACCTGCTGAACCGCCTGGAGCGCAACGACGGGGCGGTGAACCCCTGCCTCATCCGCGAGCCGGCCTTGGCGCTCCTGCGCCGCATCTGGGATGGCTTCGAGCTGAGGGCGAAGCATGCGCCCGTAGCGCTGTGCGTGCCCCTCTCCGCGGTCGTATGCACCGCCGTCATCGGTGAGCCCAAGCGTGGCGACCTGTGCGCTCAGGAGTTCGGGAGGGGCAAGGGCCTGCGCACGCCCTTCGGCTCCGGGTCGGCATTCAACTGGGGCTGGCCCCTCACCGATATCGAGCCCGTGATGCCGCCCATCGAGGCCAAGGGCAAGCAGGGGTTCTGGGAGTGGCGGTCTGACGCCTATGCCAGGGCGTCGGCCGTGGAGGGTGTGGAGGCGGCATGACCATCCGCTTCATCTGTGCCGACGTGATGGCCGGGCTCGCCCAGCTGCCGGATGAGTCCGTGCATTGCGTTGTGACGAGCCCGCCGTATTTTGGCTTACGCAGCTACCTGCCGGGCGGCCACCCGGACAAGGCATTGGAGATCGGCTCGGAGCCCACGCTCGCGGAGCACATCGCCAAGCTGGTGGAGGTGCTTCGGCAGGTGCGCCGGGTGCTTCGCAAAGACGGCACGCTGTGGCTCAACTACGGGGACATGTGGGCCGGCGGCCCCGGTGCTGGGCAACGAGGCGCGGCGCCGAGCTCCAAATCCACGCTGCGGGGCAACGGCCATGTGGGTGGGGGGCCGAAGCTGCACGACCTGACGCCGATCGACGTGCGTGTAGGCGCGGGGCCGAGGTTCGGGCCCGTGCTCAAGCCCAAGGACCTCTGCATGGCGCCGCACCGCCTCGCCATCGCGCTGCAGGACGACGGGTGGTGGGTGCGCTCGGATATCGTCTGGCACAAACCCAACCCGATGCCGTCCAGCGTGACGGACCGACCGACGCCGGCGAAGGAGTACGTGTTCCTGCTCTCCAAGTCGGCTGCCTACTTCTACGATGCCCAGGCGATCGCCGAGCCCGCGTCCTGGCAGCCGGGCAAGTCCAAGATGCCGGACGGCTGGGATACGGGCCCGGGTGGCCACGGGTCTTTCCATCGGCAGGGGCGGGAGAAGGGGCGGCCCACTGCCCGCGCTGTGGCCTGCAAGGAAGGGGCCCGGCCACCAGGCACGCCACCACAGACCGGCATGAGTCGGCAATGGGACGGCCGCAAGAACGAGACGACGGGCGACAGGCGCAAGCACGGCTTCAACGGCCGTTGGGATGGGGGGGAAGCGGACGGCGCCGCGCCGGCGACGCGCAATTGCAGGGATGTGTGGGTCATCCCCACCGAACCCTTTCCGGATGCACACTACGCCACGTTCCCGAGCGCGCTGGCGGAGCGGTGCGTGAAGGCAGGCACCAGCGCGCACGGATGCTGCACTCAGTGCGGGGCCCCATGGGTGCGGCAGACCGTGGCGACCTTCTTCCCGCAACCGGACGTGTCTCCAGCGCAGGGCGTCAACGGCGCCGAGGGTCAGAAGACGATGGATGACTCGAACGGCTGGGACGGCTTCCCCCGCGGCAGCACGCAGCGCGAGACGCTGGGCTGGGCGCTCCCATGCGAGCACGGGCCCGAGGCCGGCATTGTGCCGGCCGTGGTGCTCGACCCCTTCGGCGGCTCAGGCACCGTCGGCATGGTAGCTGATCGCCTGGGGCGCGACGCTGTCCTGATCGACATCGACCCGGTCAACAAGGAGATGGCCGAGAAGCGCATCGCCCGAGACCGACTGGAGCGCAAGCAAGGCACCATGGCGGATGTTACCGCCGCCAAGCTGCCACCGACACCCCTGGAGGCATTGATGCAGGAGGGGCCCGCCTGATGCTCCACCAGCCCACCCTGTTCCCCGACATGGAGCCCACCCCAACCATCAAATCGCATTTGACGGTTCCGGCCCCCGTGCGTGCGGCAACAGGCGGCTGGCCTTTCGGCTCTCTCTCCATGTTCGGCGTCGATCTCATCATGGCGGATCCGCCGTGGCGGTTCCACGTCTGGAGCCCCAAGGGGGAAGGCAAGTCCCCACAGAAGCACTACGCCACCATGTCCTTGGAGGAGATCGCTGCGTTGCCAGTGGGCGACCTGGCTGCATCGTCGGGCTGCCTCCTCTGGCTGTGGTGCACGGCGCCGATGCTGCCGCAGCAGCTCGCGGTGATGCAGCGGTGGGGGTTCCGCTACGTCACTATGGGGGCCTGGGCCAAGCGCACCGTCAACGACAAGGCGGCTTTCGGGCCGGGGTATGTGCTGCGCTCCTCCTGCGAGCCTTTTGTCATCGGCGCGATCGGCGAGCCGAAGATCGAGGGCAAGGCCGTGCGCAATCTCGTGGTCGGGCAGGTGCGAGAGCACTCGCGCAAGCCTGAGGCAGCTTACGCCGCATGTGAGTCGTTGATGCCACACGCACGGCGAGTTGAATTGTTCTCCCGAACAAATCGGAGTCGATGGCTGGCGTGGGGGGATCAAATCGGGAAATTCGATAGGTCAGACAGCGCAACAGAGGAGGGCGCCTGATGGCAGATGGAAAGACACTGGCAGAGGTGATTGCCGAGTTGGAAGGCGGCCGGCTCGCCGCCGAGCTCGACGCGGCCTGGGCCAAGATCGTGGCGGCGGTGATGGAGACCGGCCGGCCCGGCGTGCTCAAGATCACCCTGGGCATCGCACCCACGGGGCGCCGCACCGTGAAGGTGGCCGGCATCATGTCGGCCAAGGAGCCCGAGCATCCGCGCGAGGCCACCACGTTCTTCGTCGGCAACGGCAACGAGCTGTTCCGGGACGACCCGGCGCAGGCAGAGTTGCCGTATCTGCGGCAGGCCGTGCCGCAGGCAGGGGATGCGAAGGTGGTGCGCATGCCCGACACCGGCGAGGTGCGCCGGGTGAACGCGGCGGAGTAGGCCGCCCGCATTCCCCTCTCTGAAAGACATGAGTGCGGCGCGTTGGTGCCGACAACCTGAAACCCAAGCAAGGGGCGAACAACAATGGCAAACCTGAGCGTGGACGTGCTCGACGAGGTCTACAAGAAGGGCGCCGCGAACGCGCGGACGATCGATGCTCCGGACGGCAGCACCGCCGTGCTGGTGCCGGACGGGTACAGCGTGCACAAGCTGCCGCCGCTGGAGGCCAAGCTCCCGCGCATCCGCCAGACGACGACGTTCTACGACCAGCGCAGCTTCATCGCCTACGTCAATGAGTTCAAGGTGGAAGGCTCCTCGCGCATCTTCGCGATGCCGGGCCACCTCTCCTCCGACAAGGTCGCCAAGCTCGTCGCCATCCTGGACTACCACACGCCGAAGGCGGCCGAGTACGGTGCCCACGTCGCGCGCTACTTCCCCAAGTATTCCGAGCCGTGGTTGCGCTGGGTCTCCGGCCCCAACGCCATCGCGGGCAAGCCGATGGCCCAGGCGGAGTTCGGCGAGTTCATCGAGGAGAACCGCATCGACGTGCGCGACCCGAGCGCGGCCGCGCTGCTCGACATCGTCAACAAGTTCAAGGCGACCAAGAAGGCCGAGTTCAACTCCGTCACCAATGCGGTCAACGGCGACATCGTGCTGGGCTACCAGGAGGACACCGTCGTTCACGGCAGCCGCGAGGGCTTCCACGTCCCGTCCGAGCTGGCGCTGGGCATCCCGGTGTTCTTCAAGGGGGTGAACTACGAGGTCAAGATGCTCATGCGCTACCGGCTCGACACCGGCAAGGTGACGTTCGTCGTGAAGCCTGACCGGCCCGAATACACCGAGCAGCACGCGTTCGACGAGATCGCCGCGCAGGTGGGCGAGGCGACCAACGTGACGCCCTTTCTGGGGATGCCGGCCTAACGGTCGGTTGAATAGCGGCGGCGCCCATACTGTGGGCGCCGCCGGGTCGGAAGTCAGAGGATGGGGAATTAGGGACGCATGAATCTCACCATCGACCGCAGCGAATTGATCCGCGGCCTCTCCCACGTCACGAGCGTGGTCGAGAAGCGCACCACCATTCCCATTCTCTCCAACATCCTCCTGCGTGCCACCGGCGCCGGCGGCCTCACCCTGCGCGCCACCGACCTTGACCGCGAGGTGGAGGAGGGCGTGCGCGCGGACGTGTCCACGCCTGGCGCCGTCACGGTGCCTGCCCACACGCTCTACGACATCGCCCGCAAGCTCCCTGACGGGGCGCAGATCTCAATCACATACGATGCCAGCACGGATGACGGCCGCGCCGGCCGCGTCGTGTTCAAGGCGGGCAAATCACGGTTCACGCTCGCCACCATCGTCGCCTCCGACTTCCCCGACCTTTCCCCTGGCGATCTCACCCACCGCTTTGAGCTCCAGGCCGCCGACCTCAAGCGGCTGATCGAGCGCACCCGCTTCGCCGTATCGACGGAGGAGACCCGGTACTACTTGACCGGCATCTACCTGCATCCCGCCAAGGTGGATAACGCGGCCGGAGGGGCGCCGACCCTGCGCACCGTGGCTACCGACGGCCATCGCCTCGCCCAGGCCGAGATGCCGCTGCCGGCCGGCGCCGAGGGCATGCCCGGCGTGATCCTCCCCCGCAAGACAGTGCACGAGGTGGTGCGCCTGCTTGAGGTGCCGGACACCGCCGTGTCGATCGCGGTTTCGGAAGCCAAGATCCGCTTCGAGGTGGGCACCGTCACCCTCACCTCCAAGCTGATCGACGGCACCTTCCCGGACTACCAGCGGGTGGTGCCCAAGGGGAACGACAAGATCCTGAAGGTGAAGACCGCCCCGCTCGCCGCGGCCGTGGACCGGGTCAACACCATCGCCAGCGAGCGCGGCGCGGCGGTCAAGATCGAACTGTCGGATGGGCGCATGGTGCTGTCATCCAAGGGCGGCGAGGGCGCGGGCTCGGCATCGGACGAGGTGGAGGCCGACTATTCCGCCGGCAACCTGGAGATCGGCTTCAACGCCAAATATCTGCTCGACATCCTCTCCCAGGGTGAGGGGGAGGCATTGGAGATGCGGCTCGCGGATCCGGGCTCACCCATGGTGGTGCATGACCCTGCACGGGCGGGGGCAATGTATGTGCTGATGCCGATGCGGGTGTGAGGGGGGGCATGGCGTCAACGGCGGAGACACCATCTCGCTCGCGCTGGCGGCGGAGGACGGCAAGCACTGGTACGGGATCGGGCCAACTGGCTGATGAGGGTCTTTGAGCTATGCCCCGCCACCACTCGTGCGCGTTCCCCTCCTGCGACTGCACAAGGCAGTGCCGGTGGCGCTTGGCCACGCCCGGCGAGGCCAAGGCGGCGGAGAGCCTGGAAGACGCCATCGAGCGCGCCACCTCGCGCACGGCGTTCCTCCGCCCCGACGCACTCGAGGCGGCCATCGGCCGGCCGTGCCCCTACTGCGGCTATGTCATGGACAAGCGCAATCCTTGGCGGATGCCGACACGGGACCATGTGCATCCCCGCTCGCGGGGCGGCCGGTTCGATCCGGCCAACCGGCTTGTGGTCTGCCGGCGCTGCAACGGTGACAAGGCGGACATGACGCTGGCCCTGTTTGCAGCCTGGCTGCTGGCGCGGCGTGACGCGCGGTACGAGCGGGTGGTGGCGCTGCTGCGGCTGCAGGAGGGGCAGACGCGAACGCTGGGGACGCGTGACCAGGAGGCCACCACCACCGGCTCCGCGTCAGGCTAGGTGAGATCTCGCTTTTCCGTAGCGATCCATGTTGCGTCTCTGGCGTACTCCATTCAACAACCCGAAAGGGACAAGACATGATGCGCATGCGCGCAACAGCAGCGCTCTGGGCGCTGGTCGTAGGGATCATGCTCGGCGGCTTCGCCGGCATCGGCGCGGCTTACGCCGCCGACAAGGCCGGCGACAAGAAGGGGTCAGCCATCGCCGACAGCTTCCTGCCGCTCGTCTCCAGTGGCAAGGCAGGCACCTGGACCGGATTCTACGTGGGTGGCCACCTGGGCTACGGCATTGGGGTGAACGACCTGAGCCTCCGTCCGAAGTACGGCGACGGCTCGGCGTTCCTCGACGGCCTCGCCGCCGACGGCGCCATCTACGGCCTGCACGCCGGCTTCGACTACCAGCTGCCCAACTCCATCTTCGTGCTCGGCGTCAGGGCCGGCTACACGTGGTCGGACATGGCCTTCAAGGCGGGCATCTCCCCTGGGCCGGTGCTCACCGTGAAGATGAAGGACGGCTGGTTCGTCGATGGCGTGCTCGGCCTCGCCGTAGGCAACGTGAAGCCCTACGTGTTCGCGGGCTGGACGGAGGTCGCAACCGGCGGCAGCGTCGCGGATGCAGGCTTCTCCGGTCCGGACCTGCAGGGATGGAGGGCAGGCACGGGCGTCGAGTGGAAACTCCCCGGTGCCCCGTTCGTGTCGCTGGCGCTCGACTACGCCTACACCCGGTACGATGGGCTCGACTATGACCTCGGGTGCTACACCCTGGGCATTGATCCGGAGGACCACCGGGTCACGGTGAAGCTCAACTTCCGGGTGCCGCCGAAGTAGGCGGGGCCTCGTGGCGTGCCCCCGGCTTGGATGCGGGCCGGGGGCACGAACCGGACCTTAGGTGCTCAAGAAATTTGACCGGCTTCTTGCGTGCCGGCCACCATTTGTCCTCACCGAAGTAGTCCTGCCAGTTTCGGCGCACGCCGTCACGATATGTGGCGGTGACGGGTTGGCTGTTGCTGACGCAGCGGTACTCGTTCCACTTCCATTCGACCGTCTGCCCGAAGGCTGACAGCGGCGTCGGCTCTGGTCCATACGGCGCCTCCATGTTGGTGTGCGCTGACAGGTAGAGGGCGTGCCAGATGCCCTTGGTGTCATCGTAGCGCGTGAGCACCGCGACCATGCGGGCTTCCGGCGCGTCGCAGTCGTTCATGATCACGTATGTGCCACGGGTGAGCATCGGTCGGGCGTTCCTTTACGATTTGCGCGGTATGCGGCGGGACTTGCCCGGAACGAGTTTCGGCTCGGTCATTCCACGCGGCGGTCCGTGGCGCAGTCCGGCAGCATCCGGTAAGTCGTCTATCTTCCTCAGCAGCTCCACCAGGATGCCGCGCTGCCTAGCATCATCTACGCCCGACACGAACTTGTGCAGCATCGGACCCAAGGCGGCGATCTCCTGGCTCGTGAGCTTCATCGGGCGTTCCTTTACGATTTGCGGCGGGCGCGGATGGCTGCGGCATAGGCGAGGCCAGCAGCGTTGCCCGGCCGGCGCGGTGTCAGGTAGGTGCCATCTTCGGTGTTCGAACTGGTCTCTTGTCCGGCCTCGACCATGCGGGCGCACGCCTCTCGCTCCTCTGCCACCGCATCGAGCATAAGACTTGCTATCTCCCGCACCATGTCGCGGTCGAATGTGAGCTTGGCGGCGCGCTTGCGTGCTTCGTCGGGCGTCATGGGTCGGGCGTTCCTTGGACATGGGCGCCGCGCCCGCTCCCGAGCGCGGCGCGATGGTTATTTCTTGTCGACGACCGCGAGCGAGCACAGCGCGTTGGCTGCATTGAGCGCCGCCTGGGAAAACTTCATGGCGTCGTCGGCCTTGTCGGTCTCGGACGCCTTCTTGATCATCGCTTCGATCTGCTTCTTGGCTTCATCATTCATCGGGTTCTAGCTCCGATAGAGTGCGGTCGACGCTTGTTCATTACATCCAGCGGTGGTCGACCTAACCCGCTGAAATCTCTGCGGCGGCTCCTGGACTAGCGGTTGGCGTGTCTGTCGTGGGCGCTGGCCATCAAACGCGCCTCGGTAGAGCCCCACACGCCAGCGTCGCGCATTTCCTTGAACACGCGCACCTCGCACGAGGCCGAGCACACCCAGCCGCCGAAGTAGTGCGCCAGCGCGCGCACGTGC